TATATAAGAAAGCGAACACGCTTTACGAAACTGATGATTTTCAATGTAGGATGAAACCTATTTTCTTGGATTTTTTATTGAGCATTTATAAGCAGTATTATGTAGATGGGATTGGAATCAAATTTGATATTCCTCAATCGGTTCGTATTCGGACTGAAAAATTCATTGAAGACCAGAATTTGTTCCAAAAGGTTTTCTATGATTTATATGATGTTGTTGAAGATGAAACTAAAATGATTAAGTATTCAGAGGTGTGGTCTTATTTTCAATGCAGTGATGATTATTGTGGGTTGAAATCTAGAAGAGCAAAACAGGAATATGGTAGAGATGAATTATATAAGTGGCTTGGTAAATTCAAAGTTTTTCAAACTAGCGGAGATGGGGTTAAATATACTGTTGGTATTGTTAGAAAATGTAAGCCTCTTAAAATTATTGATGATTTTGAAGAATAAAAGTTTAAGAAAGGAAAACTTACCAAAAAAAGGAAAACTTACCACCGATTTTGAACCTTTTTTATAATTTTTTGATTTTATTGATTTTGATTTTTGAACTTTATTAATTTTTTATAAAAAAAGTTCAAAATCGGTGGTAAGTTTTCCTTTTTTTGGTAAGTTTTCCTTTTAATAGCTAATTTAAAAAAAAAAATTTATATTTTATGTATGGATTTTTTTTTAGTGATGATATATAAATAATAAAAAAATAAAGGTGGAGGGTTGGGTGTTGGGTGGTGTTGGGTTTGAAAAAAACCCTACACCTTCTTCTCTCTTTTTCATTTTATTTTTATTTCACTTCATTTATGGTGTTATTATTATATTTATAAAACAAATATAATAAAAGGTGTATAGGATGTAGAGCATGTAGGGTTTTTTTGAGTTTTGTAAAATAAAGGGGAGTAGTTGTGGTAGTAGTGGTTGTGTTTTTTTACAAAGAAAAAAAAGAAAAAAACACTACAAACCCTACACCCAATAACCAACTCGAAAAATAAAGAGTAAATAAAGAGAAAAAGTATTGTAACGCCTGCTTAATTAAATAGCCAACTACTAAAACCTATATAACCAAATTAATAAACTCTATTCATGGAATAGACATACATAAGTGAAACCCACTTTGCAACACCTTCATGAATACTACAATACCAACAATGATTATTAATACTACGATGATATCCAATTCCATCACATTTATCACAAACATTTTTGTCAATCTGACCCTTTTCAAATTTTTTAAACCTTGCTATTTTGCGTGAATCATGCAACCTCCCTACAATGACATTTATTTTTTCACAATATCTAATAAGTTTAACTATTATACCAATTGTGGATTCGCCGGTAATATCAATTTTAACTATGCAAGGTAAATACATATTTTCTATATTACAAAATTCTATATTCCAGTAATTATATTTATTATAATAATTATTTGAAACAATATATGCAACAATAGCACCCTTGTATGAATGAATTATAACATTATTAACAAAGTCATTTTTTAAATTACCATTATATCTTCTAAAATCATTATTAAATATATTAATAATACGCTTATTTTTTTCATAATCACCTCTTGCGTCAAAGTCAAATCTTAAATGACCAGTCTTTTTCCAAACATCAAAATACCAATGGTTATGATTATAGTTCTTTGGCTGAGTTGGCGTTGGAAATATAGTTTGACCCAGTTTTATTCTCACATATTTTTCAATGTTATAAAGTTTCAGATCAGAGTTCTCCTTCTCCACACAATCCTCGCATTTCGCACATCGTATGCAGGGTATTTGTATCTGCGACAAACAATTATCATTTGCGACTCGGATTAATGTTTCCGCGTCAATTTCAAACCAAGGTTCTGGTCTGTTTTCACTACTCGTTTTGTGTGTATTGCAAATCTCAAATATACACAAAATCTCGCCATTTTCAATATACGCAACATCCGCCACCTTCGGTCCATGGTATTCAAACCTGTGTTCTATACGCACATCAGACGTTTCGGACGTTTCTGGAATTTCAAACTCCTCATTCTTTTTACAGCAACCGCAGTTCCTGACAAATGAAACCGGTATTTTTTTATCCAATAGTGTTTTCATTAACAATTTCGCGTCTTTGTGTATTTGTGTCTCTGTGGGACTGCTATAATGATGACACGGATTGGTTGTTACTTTGTGTCTGAAATGGTGAACACGAATATCACCCTGGCATAAAATCAAGTCCTTGTTGCATTCAGGACAAGAATATTCGTCTTTTTTATTCGCAATCTTTGGATAAACATATTCGCCAGTCAGTTTATTGATTGCACCGAGAGATATTAATGAATTCATTTGTTATGATACTAATTTGTATTGTATGTTTATTTCAATTTTCAAGATGACAATATTACCAGAACTACGTTCCGCTTTTTTTACCACAACAAATGTATCGCTAGATTATTTGCACTGTATCGATTCTTTTTCCAATCCCCCTTGATATTACGCGACCTCGTCAAATAGTTTTTCCGCCGGGTTTTGTTTTTATGTTTTGTAAAGTCTTCGTATCCCATTTGCCCAAAGTGAACAATCTTGCCATCGGGTGTGGTAACCATATATTTCTTTTCTTTTTTCGTAGAGAGACCAATCTTCGCCGTCTTTCCAAGGTATTTTTTAGCAAGACGATACACTTGGGCAGGATTTGAATATAAATGAATCGGTTTTTTGGACATAATTATATTATATATTATTACAAAAAATTGAAATATATTCAAATCTTACAATCAATAGCACAATAAACAATGACAAAATACATCTTGATACCCAACTACAGCAAATCCTTGACGGAAACCCAATGCTGGACACGAACCTTGAAAACCGGCAAATCCGTGACACTGAAAGTCGCCAATACTTATCGGTGTTTTCGAATTGAAATCGAACTGGACGATGCAGAGAAAGCCGAAATACTCAAGATGGATCCAATTCTCCTGGATAAATATTCATTCGTTCCCGATGAAATGGAAGGGTGCGACTGCTGGCACGAGATCATCGGGATGGATGATTTTACCGAGGAAGAGAGAGAAGAAATCGATGAAGATAATATAGACATCGATTTCTTAGACGACAGCGAATGGACCTCCACTGATGATAGCAGTTATGAATTGTGTGGCGGGTGCGAATTGGAAGAGGTGTGAATATTATATTTATATATTCTTAGCACAAATGCAGTCATTTATTTCAAAAAAATATGGTCACTTGTTAAGAGAAGCTTCGCTTCTCTTAACCAATACTAAGGGAAGGGGTCATTAAGCCGTCGGCTTCGCCTTAGGGGAAAGGACGCTTCGCGTCCGACCTAGGTTTCCCTTAAAAACATTTATAATGTAATTGTAAATGAGCACCGCCAGAAAAAAAAATAAAACCAGCAATGTAACCAGGCGAATTTCCCCCAAAGACCGTTTTTTTAAACATCTTGAATTGGAATGCGTGGTATTTATGAATTATCACTCCGAGTGTTCCATTAGCGCAAGAAGCAAGACCCTTTTCGAAAAAGGCGCCGACAAACTATTTAACAAAAAACATAAACTCGTCGTTGCAAACAGTGCAAATCAGCCCGGGTTTGTTGCGTATGGCAATTCGTCAAACGCTTTAAAATTGCGAAACATTGCATTCAAAAATGTTCGCCAAAAGGCGCGCAAAACCGTCGTGAAACGGACAATTTCGACAACACTGAATCCAATCATTGAGCATATGCAAACCCTGGAATTTATTCAAACGCAGGAGCCCAACGAAATCAATCTGACATTTACAAATCAAAATGACCCATTCATACAAGAATTGAGTCAGTTTATTCGCGAATATAACGAGGAAACAAGTGCAAAAAAAAAATCCCAAATCAAGGAAAAAATGCATTCATTTATTTCCGAAAAAATAGAGAGTTATAAAATCCAAATCCAAAAAATCCAAAAATTCATTGAAAACAAACCTTTCAAAAAGCTGAACAACATTTACAAACAAACCTTTCATGGTAGAAGCGCAAGCGACACGGATTCTTTTGGAACCGTGATTTGTTTATTGGTATCCGAGCCATTAATGACGGCGATTCGATACTACATTGAAGACGCTGGAGTCGTTGAATTTAGCGATCCGATGAGTTTTATTGATTTTATATACAGTGGACAAAACTTCATTTTGAGAGAGAACAATTATTTGTATAATTTCATCCATTATTTACTTGAAAAAACTAAGAATTTGAAAGCATTGCCGGCATTGGTTTCATTGAGCCAGAACTTTGATGATGTTACGGACACGAAAACCACAAACAGCAAAGAATTGGTTCGCTTTTTGACGGCGTTCATAAAGTTCTCGAATGTCATTTTATTAAATAGCAGTTGTCTTGGGTTCGCGAAAAAGTTGAAACAGTCCAAAATTGACGAAGTTGACGCGTTGGCTTCTAATTATATCGTCTCTTCCGAATCGACGGAAGTGGCATCTTCGCCTGAATTTGAAGAAATTGATTTCGATTTGAATTCCGATGAAATGGTCGACGATGAAGAATTGGCGGATATCATTTTGGATATGAAATTCGATAAAATCGATGAAATCGATGAAATCATGTTGAATATGCAGTTTGATAGCGCCATTTTTGAAGACCATTTTTAGATACATTTTCTTTTTAAAATGTATATGGCATCCGCAAAAGAACCTCGTTCACAAGTGGTTGATTTTACGACTCCAGATGCATTTGAAAGTGTTTTGGTGAATGTAGACACCTTAAAAAGTGGCGAGGAAATTAATGTAGCCCTAATCAAAAAAAACAGTATTTTATATCGCGCCGGAAGTGTAAATGCCCGGACCGCTGACGAATCTGCTCCAGGTTGGAATTCGCCTTTATTTATGTCGGATCTCGAAAGCATTGCACCCTATCGAAATAGCGGTCGCGCTCTTATGCGTGGAGTAACTAAGAAGAATCTCGTTCTTTTTATTCTTGAAATGGATAATATTGTAAAAATCTTAGGTGAACTCTATGGCAAATCCGACAAGCCGGAATTGTTTGCCGAGTTTATCACCGGATATTTAGTAAAAAGCAACGATTCGCTCGAAATGCCGGACGCCATTATCCCGGCACAAAGACCGTCCCCCGAGTTTGCAGAAAAGTTTTATCCGGGGATGAGGCATTTTGCGTATAATAATCGTATATTTGCGGAACTTATTTGCAGTGCTGGATATGATGGTTGGATTTCATTTCCCGAAAACAGTTTAAAACAACGCAATCTAGATGTTGCCGAGTTTCGAAAAAGTGGAGAACTCAAATATAAATACAATCCTTATGCTCCGGAAGTGGTGATTTGCAAACCAAATGACAATCTGATTCACGGACCGGTTCGAACATCTGCGTCTGCAAAAGGAACTGCAAAGGGGAGGGGCAGAAAGCAACGCAGAACCAGAAATAAAAAAAGACGTTGAAAATGTTTTTCAAAAAAAGAAAGCAACCGTTTTTATTTCTATGTTATTTTATATAATGAGTCGAAAAAGTAGTTGGATGAACATATTTAAAACCAATCTATCTGGAGAGAATCTATCTGGAGAGAATCTATCTGGAGAGAATCCATCTGGAGTGAACCCAATTCATCCGAATTCATCCAATGATATTCCAACTTCAACTTCAACTCCAACTTCAACTTCAACTCCAACTTCAACTTCAACTTCAACTTCAACTTCAACTTCAACTCCAACTTCAACTCCAACTTCAATTCCACCTCCACCGGATATTATTACAAATGCAAATATACGTGATTATGTTGTTTATTATATTAGTTTAAAAGATGAAACACGTAATTTAAATTCATTTGTATCTTTACCAAATTTTTTTTTAACAAGCGATGACAAATTATCTCCAATTGGCAAATGGGATGTTTCTCGGGTTACAAATATGAATAAATTATTTGAAAATTACACTGATTTTAATGAACCATTGGATGGGTGGGACGTGTCTAAAGTTGAAAACATGGACTCTATGTTTGAAGGTTGCAGTGAATTTAATCAATCATTGGATGGATGGGACGTGTCTAAAGTTAAAAATATGAAAAGGATGTTTAAAGGTTGCCGTGCATTTAATCAACCATTGAATAACTGGAAAACCAATAATCTTGAAAAAATGAAGTCGATGTTTCAAGGTTGCAGTAAATTTGATCAACCATTAGATAGTTGGAACGTCTCTAAGATTAAGAAAATGGAAAAATTGTTTGAAGGCTGTTCTGTGTTTAATCAATCATTAAATCGATGGGACGTATCTAATGTTGAAAATATGGAGTCGATGTTTCGATATTGTCATGCATTTAATCAACGATTAGATGGTTGGAACGTATCTAAAGTTAAAAATATGAAATCGATGTTTGAAAATTGTTATATGTTGAATCAAGCATTCAATTGGCCCGTAAGTAAAAATATAAATGCGGATTCAATGTTTCGATATTGCATTTCATTTGATTCTTCAAAAAGTAATTTTGATAGAAATATTAAAAATATATATAAAGACACACTTGAAGATTTGTATACAAATGGTAAAAATGGTAAAATGAAAAAAGAAGTATTTCGTGATCGTATTATTGATAGTGTTCTTAATATTCATGATCTAAAAGATGATAGAATTAAAATAGTAAAAAACTCATATTTTTTTCAAGATATAATAGATAAACCTCTAGAAATAGAAGAAGAAAAAAAAGGAGGCAAAAAAAGAAGAAAAACAATAAACAATAAAAGTAGAAAGAAGAGAAAAATAACATTGCGATTGAGATAGACCCTTGCGATTGAGATAGACCCTTGCGAAAAATCCGCAAATAACGTAATAAATATAAAAAATTGTATTCTTTTTTGTATTTATACCGGTAAAGATTTTGTAGACACCGCAGGTGTGCTTTGTTTAAAATCGTTACCGATACCGCGCCGTCGGATAATTAAAATGGGACATTTTAATTATTCAATGGTGTATTTTGCACTTATGCAAACCAAGAAGGTAAATTTTCAGGTACTTCTTTTCTTCGCATCTTTGATTTATTTTTTCTCTTTTTTTCTTTTCTCTTTTTTGTTTTTCGTCTTTTTTTGCCTTCTCCTTCTCTTGTGTTGTTTGGGTATATTTCCATTAATTTGGGTATTATATTTGAATCGCGCGTCCAACTACTAAATTTGATTTGATATATACCCATTTTTACAATTTGTTCGATTAAATCCGCGCCGGTTAACTCCTTTTTTTTCACCAGGTTTATCATTCCGTTTATATACGTATTCTCAAATGTTACGCGGTCATTCATCGTGTTGGCCCATTTAATGAGCCGATGTTGTGATAATGACATGAAATAAAGCACATTGTCTTTATCGGTTGCAACAATATTTTTACATGCATTTATATTTTCATCCGTAGAACACAGAATATCTGTATATTCGGGGTCGCTAAAAGCATTTTCATTTGTTTCTTGTGTAATTACACTATCATTTTTTATCATATAATTTACGATTGATTTGTACATTTGCAAATAGTTAAAAACATAACCACAGTGCCAAATATTATCAAGTGTTTTCAATGAATATTTTTCATTGGTAATGTCTTTACTATCAAATAAAGTGCTTGTTGTATAGTTAATATCATTAATATCAAATATTTCTTTTGCTAAAATATTCATTAATTTATTGATTTCGTAACAAAGCGTTTCCGCGCTGGTTATATTCGGGAATGCACTTGTCCAGAATTCTTCAAGCTGATTGTATGTATCTGTAACGATTTCGTGATTTGGGGTCGATGCTATAAAAAAATTCTCAGGAATGAAAGGATATTTCTTATATTTTTCGTTTAATTTAATAAAATTCGCTTGTTGAGATTTAAATTTTTTAACAACCCGATCATATTTAACATTATCAAACATATCGCCAAGAAAGCTAAAAATGATTTCCTCCACCATGAATGGCGGTGTATAAAAACCAATAAATTTTGCATTTGGTTGTAATTCATAGTATACATCCAACGGTTTGAATAAAAATGTACTGATATCAAGCCAAAACCCGCCATGTTCCTTTAATAGAAAAAAACGAATGGAGTCCGATTTATGTGCCGGGTTTACAAACTCATTATTGATTAAATTCATTAGAAATTCATTTGTACCAATATATTGCATAAGCACATCCCAAGAAACGATTATATTTACATCCCAACCGGCGTGTTGTTTTATTATTCTATCTCTAAAATATGAAATTTGATCATTAAGGACGCCATCTTTTTTATTTTTAAAATCGCACCATATTGCCCATATTTTTCTAGGTATGCTCATTATATATTATAAATATATTATAAACCTGCAGGTAAATATTCAATGATATAAAGCTTTCGTCACAATCAATACAATGGCTTACCAACTCTGCACCAATAATAAACGGATTTTCGATTTTTACACCACCCATAAATCCCTGGATTTCGAGCAAATCAATCTTCTCTGCATTGACCTCTTTGAAAACGTTCTTCAAGACGCCACTGCGACCATCAACAAATCCATCGGTTCCCAAATTTTGTCGGAATGTTTGGAAACCCGCGCCAAAATGGCCGAGATTAGCGGTGGGTTGCAACTGGTCAATGCCAATCTGGCGAAAATGTCGAGCGACCTCCACATTAAAATGCTCGATATCAAGAGAGAATACGTGGACGAAATCAAAAGCGTCCTCGATAAAAACGGCGCCACACTTCTCTTGGAAACTGTTTCTCTCATCACTTCCCAGGTTGTGGATAAGACGAATCTGTTGTTGAACCAGATTGTGCCCGATAGCAACAACGCTGTTGTGAAACAGGTGCAAGACGATATCCAGCGGTTTTACAACGACGAGATAAAAACTCTTTTGAGTGGCGCCGTAAAAGCGGAACAGCTGGACGTTTTTTTCAATAATTTCGATACCAAATACGGGCGGATGATGCAATCCATTCAGACCCCCATTTTGCAAGTTCTCTCCATGAACGACGAGAGAATCAACAAAAACATTAACAAACAACAAGAAACCCAAGAGAAGTTGTTGACCAATTTGGAGGAGTTCTTGAACAAGTACAAAAACAACAGCAGTCTGAAGGGCAAATTCTCAGAGAATCTGTTGCACAAGGTGATTATCCAGATGTTTCCCACCGCGGAAATCGCCGATACTTCCAAGATGATTCACACGGGCGACCTCGTTGTAAAGAGAGAGAACCGGGATAGCATTCTGTTTGAAAACAAGGATTATGCGGACAATGTTTCTGCAGAGGAAGTAAACAAATTTATCGGGGATTGCGAGAAACAGGGCATGCACGGCATCATTCTCTCGCAAAACACCGGAATCGCGTCCAAGAAAAATTACCACATCGATATCAAGAAAGGCAAAGTGCTGGTTTACGTTCATCAAGTGGACTATTCTCAGTATAAAATCCAAATTGCCGTGGATATCATTGACACTTTGTCGGAGAAGTTGAAAGGGACCTCTGTAGAGAAAGATGAAAAGACGGTTTCAAAAGAAGTGTTGGCGGAAATCAACGCGGAATTTGCCCGATTCGTAGTGCAAAAAGAAGCGGTTATTACGGTGGTCAAGGATTGTCAAAAGAAAATCATTGACGAAATCAAAAACATTTCGTTTCCTTCTTTGGAAAAATATCTCTCCAGTTCCGACCAAATAACGTATACGTGCGACGTGTGCAACCGGTTTACAACGCAATCCAAGAAGGCTTTGGCTTCGCATAAGCGGACGAAGGAGTGCAAAGCGCATGGGTCAACCGACGACAAGATCCATATCAGTATTGTGGATAAATAAACCCATTTACACAGATCTCTCTCTATAATTATATGCTCAGCTATATCATTATATTTGGATTATTGGTTCTCTCGAACAGTGCAACATTTTTACTGGACAACGAGGGCTGGACCATCGTCGGAAATAAACGTGTCGAATCCGCCAAACACCAGTCCTATAGTTTGGGACCCAAGATGTCCCACTACATTTTGGGAACGGATGACCTGGTAAACGTCGATTCAAAGAACCGAGACGATAAAAATCTCTGGTATTTCCGGTCACCACCGATTCATTTGGTTAAGAGACCCGTGCTAATGGTTTTCACAATCACGAGTTTCTCGGGGGATTTCTCCAAGCTGAATGCGGGGGTGCCTTTGGTAAAACTAATCGGTGAAGACAATTTATCGGTCGTTTTTGACAAAGCCGTATTTGACGGAACAATGACAACGGTAAACGTGCCATTCGTGGAACAGATTTGGACAAGCAAAAATGATTTTACGTTTAAAAACATTTTTCAGAAACCGTTTGTCGTAGAGATATTGGGCGATTGGACGCGAGGCGTAGAGACGGTGGCCATTGACAACGTCGAGTTTTATTATTAGAGTATAAAATTGAAAAAATTTGTTTCAAAAAAAATAACAGCAAATAATATGTCGAAGATCACACTTCAATGCGTAAAGGAAAAAAGCAAACTAAGAATCAAATTCTTCAGTTTCACAGATACCGAAGGCAAAGTATATACAAATGTCTACAACAATCATTTGAACTGCAAATTTCCCAAAGATATTCGTCAAGACGGGTATTTCTACGAAATCGGGCCCGACGATATTGTCTTGGTTTCGCGTCCAAACACGCAGGCGTTCTACCAAGTGAAAACCACCAACATGAAGATTGTTGCGAAACTGGATATGAGCAGTCTTCGAATCTATGAAATCACCGAATGTGTTGTTTGCATGGACGAAAACTCCACCGAGATTCTCGTCCCATGTGGTCATCGTTGTATGTGCAAATCTTGTTGCGAATCCTTGTTGAAAAGTCGCAACAGTTGTCCAATTTGCAGACGCGAGGTCCAAACTGTTATCTCTGAATTACCATAATAATTCATTGTAATACTCGCTTTTTTTTTCTTTTTCTATATTTCTCATATTCACTTCAAATCTGTAAAATTCTTTGTGGATCATTATTGGAAAAAATAGGAGATAATAAAAGGATCCCCGGCATCCATGACACATTGAATATATATACATATAAGACTCATCTTTGTTGTATTTATTGTAAGAATAATTATAAGCTTTTATTCCGCGATAAAATCCCAACCCAATCCAACCTGCATATACTGCCATTTTAAAGTGTTGATTGTTCATTCGATTCATTGTTAGATGTTACACGCGTCAATTCTTTAATCTGTTTGTTATCTCTCGTAAAGAAAGTGATCTTTTTTGTTTACCAATATTATATATGTATTCGATCACACCTTGCGACGTTGTCACCACCAAAACAATCACCAGTTTCAAAATTGACCGCATTGAGATTTCTCTCTTCCGATCCGCCGTAATCACGGTTGTTCTGCTCGACTCTGCGAATTCTATTTTAGATGTCAAATTTATAAACATGATGGGCGAAGATTATTCCAAATGGAGTGCCGATGACACTTATGTCATTGAGTTTATCAAACAAAAATTGGGGTTTAGTGATATGGCGACCCCTCCTCAAGTGGAAACACCTGTAGAAGAACCCGTTGTGGAAACACCCGTTGTAGAAGAAACCGTTGTACAAACAGATGAGTAGGCAAAGGAAAAGGAAGAATTTAAAGGAAATTTTCATAAGGGAATGTTAAAAGATGCATAAACCAACTCACTGCATAATATTATTTGATGTAAAAATATTATGTTGATACAAACTATATGAAACGAACATGCAAACGAAATAAAAGTAAACGGGTGTTTAATGGTCGCGACAAATGCGTGTATACGAGCAAAAATAAAACATACTCTGGAACGTATGACGGCCACTTTAAAAACGGCAAATACGACGGCAATGGCAAATACGTCTGGAAAAACGATGGTGCCACTTATGTCGGAAACTGGAAAGACAGTAAGTTCAACGGCAAAGGAGTCTATGAAACCGCGGACGGCACGGTCATGTCCGGAACCTGGAAAAAACATAAAATGAACGGCCCCGGAAAACGCACATTTTTAATCAAAACGGCCAAATCCAAACCGTTTAGACAGGTCGAAACCGCAATGTACAAAAACGACAAAGCCAATGGTAAATGCAACTTTGTCTACCAGAATGGCACCTTCGACGGCCAATGCAAAAACAACCGAAAGACGGTTGGCACATACAAATATAAGAACGGCAATGCAATCATTGGAAACTGGAAAAATAACAACCCGCACGGCAAAAGCAAGATCCAATACAAAACCGGCTCGGTCTACGAGGGGCGCACCCAAAATAGCAACCCAAACGGCCGAGGAACCATGCGAAGAAAGGACGGAACCATTTTAAGCGGTGTGTGGAAAAATTCGTCGTTGAACGGCAAATGCAAGATCGAGAACGAGAATGGGGAAATTTACAATGGGAATTGTAAACCATAAAAAATAATTTTTCAAAAAATGTTTTTGTCTTTTGTAAAACCATTTTAAAAAACAAACCCCGAGAGAAACTTTTCAAACCTCGTTTTGAAAGAAATTCAAATACTTATTTTTTTTTCCCCAAATTATTTAAAATTGCGTTTATTCTATTCATTCTTTCCAAATCTCTTTTTGCCATTTCTTCTTGTTGTTTGGTTTGTTCTATCGTATATTGTCCAAAAAGATCTTGCACATAATTCCATTCTTTTTCGGTGAGGACTTTATTTTTCGAGGGTTGTGGTATAAATGGTTGACAATCGGGTAAACGCACAACTTGCATTTTTGAAAAATGTTCACCGAGTGCCTTGGTAAACCTTTCTTCAATGGGTTTTACGTCAGTTTGTATTGATTCGAGTTTATTCATTTTTGAAGACATATATGTTCCCGACATAAAATTATATTCTAGTATTCCGGGTCTAACACGGAATTCGCCAGTTAAATAAATTCTGTCTGGCGCTTTATTGCGGTTTTTTTCCTTGTATTTATTCTCAAGCATAAAATGTTTTGTTCCGAACTCTAAACGCGATTTTACTTTGTTTGACAGCAAATAATAATGATAGTTGGAATTTTTCTTCTCTGCGATAAACATCCAGGTGTATAGTACTTCACCGCCTTCCTCTTCCAAATCCTTTTTCATTTGTTTCACCAGTTTGGGTGCGTTTACGGCTCTAACCCTGGCGGTTTTTGCTTTCGCTGTTCCTTTATTTTTTCTGGTTATGATTTCAGTACCTATCCCCCCCTTTGCAAGATGGTCAATCAACAGGGGGGACATGTCATTCGCTTTATCAAGAAAAACGGACATATCTACTTTTGCAGGAATAGTAATTTTATAACTTTTGTTATCGTATTCGAATTCAGTCATAAATATTCGATATGGATCAACCTCCCCAGCTTTTTGGGTTTTGGGTCCAAAACTAGCACTCCCCGAATCACAGCGTGATACTTTTGGTGCGGATTTGTCCTTTTGTTGTTCGTCGCTTGATATGGAACCATAATCAGAGCTGGAATCTTGTGCTAGAGAAGGAAAATCTGCAGAAGAAGGAAAATCTGCAACCGCTTCTGCAACCGCTTTGGATTTTTCCATTGGTTGAAAAAAAGAAAAATCTGCAACTGCTTCTGCAACCGCTTCTGGTTTGGCTTTGGATTTGGCTTTGGCTTTTTCCATTGGTTGAAAAAAAGAAAAATCTGCAACTGCTTCTGCAACCGCTTCTGGTTTGGCTTTGGATTTGGATTTTTTAATTGGTTGAGGATTTGCAAAAAAAGAAAAATCTGCAACCGCTTCTGATTTAGATTTGGTTTTTTCCATTGGTTGAGGATTTGCTTCTAAAAATTGAGGAACAGCCACCTTTTTAGCTTTGGATGTTTTCTTTGGTTCAACTTCGGCTACGGCTTCCGCCTTTGCTTCCGCTTTTTGGCCTCTGGTTTTAATTACGAATTCCATAATATATAATACTTGAATATATTAATGTGCGACAACGACTCTCCTTTCTTTCAGGTAGCCTCTTACACTCTCTCCATTGAACCTTATCTAAATACATATTCCAAACAATACCAAAATATTATTACGATCGACAAAAAACCACTGGGTCCTCTTGCCCAACTGGTTTCCCAGTTTAACCAAACTAAAATATCCCCATTCCAGGTTTATGAGAACACTTGTTGCAAATATGCGATCCGACGACACTATGGTTCCGGCGCATGCAGAGAAGACTACTTTTTAACCTCGGAAGATGTGCCTTCTCTCTTGGCGTATTTAAATGCAAATGGGTATTCGATTGATTCGAATACTACTAAAATTGTTCAGAAGGCGGGGACAAATAAAAAAATGGTCTGCATATTTACGTATGCAAATCTTTGAATCGAATCCAATGCTTTTTACCAAAACAATTTAAAAATATTTTGCGAATACCTATAGTAAAATGCAATCATCACTTGAACTTAAAATAAATCAATTAGAGAAATTCGTCACGGAACTTGAAATCCTGCATACAAAACTTGCGCTACAACAAACCCAAACCAATTTATCGGACATCGTCGACCATTTCGAAACTTTGGACTCAGACTCGGATTCGGACTCGGACACCGACTCGGACATCTCTTTCACCGAAGAAGAGAGAGAACACATTGAAAGCGAAGAACACTATGTGTTTTTGAAACGGTATTCGCTGAAACCAACTGCGGAAATGCCTTTTATCCCAGGAAAATAAAAGAATGATATATATAATGGATCACCCGAACGACGATTTAAAACACTATCATTTACAGGTTAAATATGGTGCCCGCGTTCATGAAATAACAGAGGTATTTAGGCACAGCAATAAACCTCGAAATGTTGATACTGCAACAGTAGCAGAAATAAAAAATAAAGTCCAAAGTAAAGTAGACGAAGTTAAAAATAATATTTTTTATTTAACATGGAAAGGAAAAAAATTAGAACCAGATACTTTAAAAATTAGAGATATTAAAGTTGATGGAGAAAGATTACCATTATACACGATGAAAGAAGACCCGATTGAAATCCATATTGGAAACGGCAACGATGTTCCAAGCATTGATCCCAGTTATGCAAGTGAATCCGATGATGAAAAACCAGATTTGGTTCCCGGTTTTATAGACAAAAGAAAAAAAAAAGAAGAAGAAGAAAAAAAACAAGAAGAAACCCAAAAAAAACAACAAGAAGAAGAAAACCAAAAAAAACAAAACAAAACAACAATTCATGAATTACGAATGAACGCTACAGTTGCAGAGACACGTGCAGGAAATTTGAAAAAAAAAGCTGTTAATGCAGAAAAAAAAGGTCTTACCGAAGAAGCAACCCGTCTTAACGAAGAAGCAAACCGTTTTAGCGAAGAAGCAAAAAGTTATCTCGAACAAGCAACCCGGCTTAGCGAAGGGAAAGGAAAAAAGAGCAAAAAGAGCAAAAAACGTTTTGTAAAAAAGCGAAAACACAAGACAAAGTCCAAATAAAATGTATTTAGGTTATATAATGCCTTTGTTATTCACACCCAGACGTCATGGCACCGGAAACGGACGCGTTTTGCCCATCGACAGCATCAAAAACCAGCAAGGAAGTATATTCAATAAATACGTGGCGGGTTCGGGCGTGGGCGCCACCAGTGTCTCGGTGCGTCGTGCCAAAATATATAACGCCGCGTTCAAACGTCAAACCTTCAGTTTGACGAACTGTGTCTACAATATTGTTGCATAAACCATTTAAAAATTATGGAACAATAAATACAAAATGTGTATTCAAAATTTGATTGATAAATGCGGAAAAACGAACGTGCTCAAGATTTTACCCACTTTGTTTATTACGATAGACACAGAGAAAATCGAAAACAACCAGTTGTTGTGCGATACGGATTATTTTGAGGAGTCGCAAACCATCATTGACACCTTGTATAAAAATTTAAATAAGAGTGATTATGAAACTGTCCACGACATTGTTCCGATCATTCATTTGTTTCATGACATCGCCATTGACAAAGCAATGGTGGATTCGGTCGTCATCACGTATTTGGGGAAAAACTGCGTCCGATACAGAAATCTTTCGGAAAAACGGTTTGGAAAATCGCTTTATTTGGACGTGCACGCGGTGCGCATCGCGTTGACCGACATGCAGACGGAGCAAACGGTTTGCAGATACATTGGAAACGGATTCAAAATTTGCTTGGGGATTTTCGTTTTCTCTTTTTTACATAGAGAGAAGTTTGCCAACATTCATTTCTTGCGTAAAATGTGCTTTTTTAGAATTTAGATTAACAGTATAATGCAAAACATTGAGGGCGGAAGTGGGATTTTTATCCAGGTTGGTGCAGGAGCCGGCGATTTGGACGTGCGCGCCAATTGTCGCGACGGATTCACGGAATTCATTAAGAATTTGCCGAGAGACCGAATTCAAAAAATCATTTTGGTTGAGCCGAATCCGTTTAATATTCCCCTTTTGCGCGAATGCTGGAAAGATTACGCGAATGCAATCATTTACGAGTGCGGAATTGTTCCCAAAAGCATTGCAAACGAATACATTGAAATGTATTACTGTCCGGATGACGCGCCCCATTTTCAGGTTGCGTCCATTGTCAAAGAACACGTTCAAAAACATTATGGCAACGATTGCAAACTAGAGAAGATTGTCATTCCTACGCAAAATTTGGAAACTCTTTGTAAGGGCGAAGAAATCGAGTTGCTGGCGCTGGACATTGAAGGCATTGACGCGGATGTGATTTTGGATTTGGATTTTGACAATATCCGGGTGAAATACTTGTCGTTTGAACACATCCATTTGGAAGATAAGAAAACGGATGTCATCCACCATTTGGAATCGAATCATTTTGAATATCGTGGGGTCGGTGTAGACCATAACGGGTTTGATTATTTATTTTGCAAAAAATAAACGGTGTAATATAATTATATGTGGGTGTTCATCTAATTATATGCGGATTTATATAAACAGGACTGAAATGAAAGGGTCCGCAATTATTCTATTTTTAACATCTTGGGTCAAATCAAAGCAGTCGAGATTTCTGTTGTTCCATAGTGAAAACCAGTGGCACATTGTGGATGATACTTGCCAAAGTAATGGTGTCCTATATTTTTTTACGCAAAAACAATTCCAACATTTTCAACATTATCGTTTTTTCTTTGATACTTTACACAAATAGCATTTGTTCATAACGTCCTTGGGGTATCTAAACAAATGAAATCCCGCTACCTTATAAATAAATCCATCCGCCATTTTGGCTCCTTTTCCCAACATTTTCCCAATGTCTTTGAGTGGCGGAACAATCAATACCAACATTGAATAAAATAGATAAAACACCCCGTAAATGATATCTAAAAAGTACCAGAAAACACATTCAGGAAGCGTTTTGATTTTGTTAAATCCACATACAACGTAATTTGCAATGTTTATGACTTCTTTAAAAATGTCGTCAAATCCTTTTTTCACGTCGTTGGCTATTTTTTCGGTGCCTTTCTTCACTACATTCAAACCTTTGGTGGTCTCTTTCTTCACTACGTTCAAACCTTTGGTGGTCTCTGCTTTGGCCTTGTTGAACTCTTTGGTGGTATTTTTTTTCGCGTCATTGGCTACTTTTTCGGTAATTTTTTTAGCCTTGTTGAACTCTTTGGTGGTATCTTCTTTGGCCTTGTTGAACTGTTTGGCGGTCTCTTTTTGAATCGGTTTTAGAACACTGTTTTTAATTTCCTTGCCTATATCAAGACCCTTCACACCCTCCTTGATCGGAGGCTTATAGGAGAGAGTCAAAATCAATAAAATACACAGGCACAAAATAACCATATAGTATTCATTTTTTTCCATTCTATTATATTATACATTGATTATTATATAGTTCTAAACTTGTAAAACACGAACGCTTCCTTGGGTTAACAATCGTGATTTTCAAAAAACACAATTTATCTAAACATGTTGATGCTTATTCGGAATGAATTCGGTCAACCACCTTCGTCGCGGTTTTTAATGCACCTTCGATCCATTGTTGCGAATCCGCCGAGTAATGTTCGCCACAAACATAGAGACAAGTGTCTGCAAATGGTTGCAAAAAGGTTTTCTCTAATTGGGCGCTGTCCGCGCCTTTCCCCCAGTAACCCACTCCGCATCCCCAGTGAAACACTTTGGTGGATATCGGCATAGCCATTTCGATACCCAGCGTTTCTTTGTATAACTTCACCAATTCTTTATTCACGCCTTTCACGCCTTCCGATTCGTAGAGACGCAACCAAAAGTCCGCGTATTTGTGGTCGGTGTAAGACGCCATGATGACACCACTCTTCGAATCAATGGGGATGATAATGCGCAAATTGTTGTTGGTGGTGATTTTCGGCAAATCGCGGATCCACGCGTTTTCTCTGTTGGTCATATCAAATTTGCAGTAAATTCTGCAGAGAGGGAAGCAACCAATGTAATCCAATTCTTTGTAAATGGGTTTGAAGATGGCCAACTTTTCCAATCCCTGTTTGGGAACCGCGAATACAGCGTTCAAAGAACGGAATGTGCGTGTTTTGGTTTTAATTATAAAATGATTTTGTTCATAAGTCGCAGAGAAAACCTGGGAACCCGTGAAAACTCGTCTCTCTCCCAAATTTATTTTGGAAACCAGCTTGTTTATCAGCTGGGTGAGTCCACCCGCCAAAACGAAAAACTTCTGGCGCGGATTCAGTCCGCCCTCCAACAAAGCAATGCAGTCGTAAGCGTTCATCTCCACCAACTCCGTAGAGTAGCCGAAGGCGTCGTGGATGTGCTGGATATCTTGTTCTGAGAGAACATCTCTCGCGAAATCGGTGAAAGTGCGCGAAATCAGATTCTCTTTGGTTTCCAATTTGCTGGAGAGAACGACACGGGCAATCAAGGGTGCAATCGGTGTCGGACTGTTGATATAGGCCTCTGTGATCAAATCAAACAATTTGGAAAACGGGTTCAAAGGCCGGTCCTCGAAATCAAATACGGAATCGTAGAGAATGGGTGTTCCATCCGCGGGTGAATAAAAAGCATCGGGAGAAGCCTCGACGATTTTTTTATCCAGGTCCATTTCTCTCAACAAATCCAATAATAAAAGGTGGTTCTCAGAGAACCTGGCACCGCCTTTCTCTACGGTCATGTACTTATCCGAATAGGTGAGAAGCCGTCCACCTAAATATTTTTCCTTTTCCAAAATGATAAATCGGTGCTTTGGATCGCGCTTTTGCAACAGGTAGCCAGAATAAAGCCCGGCAATCCCGCCGCCGACAATGACAGTATCGAACAATTCCATTTTATAATGATATACTATATTTATCATTATATTCTTGGTGCTTCTCTTTTAAACCGTCGAAGAATTAGAATGGCACAAAGTGTGCCGTTTTAAATGTTCATCGGTTTAATTCCCATCAGAAACACAATGGATCGATTGAATCCATTTTTCAATGGTTGCATAACTTTCGGGGTGTTCCGCCTTGGAAGCCCAAATAGAAGATGAATACTCACAAAAATGTCCACTACCTAAAATAAAATTACCGGATTGCGGTGATGAACTTATATGTATAGTAAATTTTTCTGCTGGTTTGTCAATATCCACATACCGAATAAAAGCAGTATTTACGATTCGATTGGAAAATTTAATAAATCTTGTCATTCTGATATTTTGTGTGAAATATCTCTAAGCACTTATAGAAAATATTAACGACCGAAAGGATTGACGCCATATTTCTTCATAATGGTAGACAAGAGAGAAAGTTTGGTTGCATCAAAACCCACACCGTAAGCAGGCATACCATACAAATAAATGTAGTAACTGTAAATGGGCGACAGCTTAAATGTCTTCGAAATGGAGAATTTACCGGAGGTGCAACCAATCGCTTTCACTTCGTTTTTACCCGAGAGAATGTCGTCATTCTTCTTGTTCAACATTAACACGCGAATTTCAAGTTCGGAATTGTCTGCAAAGAGTGTCCTGGAATGGAGGGCGCCATCCATCCCATCTCTCGCAATTTGGAACAATAAACGCAAACTGCTGTTTTTCTGCTTGGAAATGGCGTTCAACATAATGTCGTTCAACATCAAAAAATCCGGCACGGACTGTGGTATATTTAAATACTTACGCAATGCCATTTTCTGTACATAGTCATTTTCAATGCGGGTCAATGTTTTTGTAAGTTCTGTGCCAAACTGCAAATCTTGTTGAGAACTGGTGCTCACAGGATTAATAAGTGATTTGCTGGTATTTTGGGAACCAGTCATGATTGATTTGCCTCTGAACATGTGTCTTTAATATAGTAGTTGAAAAGTGTAATAAATAAAAATCAAGAAACAATATAATGGACGGATTGGATTTAGATATCAATAATTACACAATAAAGGATCTGGAACGATTTTTCCAGATCGCACCCAACAAGAAGTATTCGGCTGCAGACATTGAATTGAAAGAAGCGGAATTAAAAGAAGTGTTGTTGTCTACTGGTCACATTGATAAAAAATTCAAGCGCGATTTGATCGCATTTCTGGATACAGCCCGAGATTGGTTAATCACGGTGAAATGCAAGAACGAAACCAAAAATCCGACAAGTTTCCAAAATGTTCCTAAAATGGAGAAGTATCCCAATGTGCCGGCTTCAAGAGAAGCGATGCCAAGAATGGAAGAATTGATGGAAAGACCGGAAACACCCTATGTAAACACATTTTCGAGCGAATACTTTCCTGGAATCATGAACCCCCTCAAGACCCGTGTCATAACCA